TTTTTTTTTTCAAGCAGAAGACGGCATACGAGATTGGTCAGTGACTGGAGTTCAGACGTGTGCTCTTCCGATCTGAGCCGCTCATGCGGATGTACATGTTGAAGTCCGCCGTCGTCTCGCGGATCGGCGATGAGAGGACGAAAAAGCCCGAGGCGGAGCCATCGAAGCCCGGTATATGAGCGGAGCCACTACCCACAATCTGCGTGGCGTAGAACACGCGGATGCAGCGATCCGTCGGTGCTAGGATGCGCTGTCCGTCGGCGGTGAAGGTCTCGAGCCCATACATCAGCCGAGGTACCCCATGCGCACCCGGAGCCGGCCGTTTTCGTCATAGACGCGATCCCCGCTGCCGTCGCGCTCGACTCGGCCGCCATCCGGCCCGATGGAATTCATCTCGAAGCCGCCATTGCGGCGAAATAGCCAGACCGGGCGCCCGTTGTTGGCCAGCGCCGTCGAACCCAGATCGCCGCTCACCTGACCGAAGCCGATCTGTATTTGATCGACGGCCAGCGCATCGGCCTTGATCAAGCCGTCGACCGTGGTCACCGGCGTGCCGTCGGGCAGGAACAGCTTGCCGGTGGTGTTCGGGCCGGGCTTGACCTCCTGGATGGAGGCATCGCGGATGATCGCGGTATCCAGCACGACGGTCGGCACGCCGGCGATGTCGGCGATGACCAGAGGGAATACGGCGGCCTCGCCCGCGCCCACCTTCACCGCCAAGCGCTTGGCATTGAGAATCAGCGTCTCGTCGGGGGCGCCAAGATCCACCGGCTCGTCCTCGAGGTTGCGGCTCAAGGTCTCGAGCAGGTAGCGCACGTCCTGCTGCGGCCTGGCGAAGGCGCCGTTCGGGCTATGCGGCGGCCCCTCCACGCCGGTCTCGGAGGTGAATGTCAGCCAGTAGTAGTAGCCCGGGATCTGGTCGCCGACCTGCACGTCGTTGCGCACGCGGTCGCTATAGAACATGCCCGGGTCTCGGCCGACGAGCTCGGCATTGGCGAAATTGTCTTCGCTGCTACGGTAGATGTTGGCGTGGGCGTGGTTGCCATAGAGCTGGGCGGGGTTATCCCAGGTCAGCGTGATCAGGCCGAAGAAGCTGCCGTCCGCGCTGAAACCGGTGGGCGCCGGCGGCACACTGCGATCCGGCTCAGGCGGCTTGTAGCCGGAATCGAGCCCGCCAGGCGTTCCTGGCCGGGCGCCGGGCTTGAGTTTGGCGATGCCGCTATCGAGGACATCGCGAAGCGTCAGCTTGCGGTCAAGCGGATTGCCGCGCACGCCCTCCCCGGTCTCGAGGATCTCGGCCATGGCGGCGATCAGCGGCCGGAGCTCGGCCGGCGCCTTCGCCGGCAGCGGCGGCAGCGTCTTGCGACGGTTGGTCATGGGCACCTCACGGTGAGCCGAGGACGGTCAGACGACCTCGGTGGGCGTGGTCGCGATCTGAATGGACTGGATCTCGTACTGGCCTTCGACCTCGACTTCCCAGTCGCGGCTCAGCGTGAAACCGTCAGGCAGGCGGAACAATTGGCCGTCCTCGACGGCATGCTCGATGACGGTGGCGCCGTCAGCGAATAGGCGCAGCGTCACCGGATAGTCGCGGGCGGTGATCTTGGCGCACGAGAAACCAGCGGAGCCCGGCGGGATCTCGTGGATCTTCGATCGCCAGCGAAGCGTCATCGTCGGCCCCTGCCCCCAAGCCGTGATCGTCTCGCCCTGGATCAGATAGAGCGTGCCGTCGGCGATGTCGAAGTAACCGCCATCGGCTGCGATGTCGAAGAACTCGAAGCCCTCGCCAGGCGTGAACATGAAGCAGCCACCTTCGCAGAATGCCAGGTAGCGGCTGTCGTAGCGGTAGGCGTGTATCGTTCCCGGCTTGAGCTCCTGCCACTGGTCCCTGCTGATCATGCCGGCGGTGATCACCCGGGCCTCGCCGCCACCGACGGCTACCAGGCCAGTCGGCGCAGCATACAAGCCGTACTCGCCCATATCGACCAGCGACCGCGCCGAGATGCAGGGCTGATCCTCGTCCAGGTGCATATCGCTCATTGCCGCCGGGCTCGAGCCGGTGACGAGATGCGGCTGGCCCTCGGTGGCCACGATCAGCCCCGCCGAGGTGGCGGCGATCGCCACGATGTCTTCGGGAAATGCCAGCCGGTAGCCCACCGGCCAGGCATGGGGGTAGTAGGCCTCGCTGAAGCACAGCGTGTTCTCGAAGAACCCGGCCAGGATGCCGTTGGGCAGCGCCGTCAGCCCAACCATGCGGTCATCTGGCATATCCCAGCTAAGGGATGGCAGCGCCAGGCCGAGCTGCTCGCTCAAGATCGTGTCGGTGTAGCTGGCCGTTCCGGGCGCGATGTCGGCGACGAACTGGTAGACGCCGCCGGATTCGACGCGGTAGAGCCGCAGCGTTGCAATGTCGTGATTGCCGCTCGGAATGCCTGGCAAGCTGACCTCGACGCCGCCGCCGGCGGGCGCGCCCTCCACCATATCCCAACGAGTAATGACCGGCCTTGGGGCGCGGGGCGGCCCCTCTTCCCCGTCCCGGCTGATCAGTGTCACGACGTAGACCGTATCCAGCGCCGTGGATGGATATTCATCGGGAGGCACGCGCCCGGCCACCGGCGCCACTGTCGGCGATTGATTCGGCGCCGGCAGGCCGAGCCGATAGCTCGCCGCCGGATAAGGCCCGGTGCCGGAGGTCACCAGGTCGATGCCGCCCATGCGCGGCACGCCATCGCCGGTCCAGTAGATGCGCTTCCATGCATCGTTGGCCAGCGGCGATTTCACGGCGTGCACTTGCTTGGAGTCGTCCCAGACCAGCCAGAATCCGGTGCCGCTATTGCCGTCCGGGTAGCGGTAGAGCGAAGACGGGGAGATGATGTTTGGCAGCCCCTGCACTGCGCCGGGCGCCTGCTCGGGCTTGAGCGTGCCATGGCGAAGGTAGACGTTGCGCGCAACCTGGGCGTTCTGATCGGGAAGCAGGCGCGGATCGAGAATAGGAAGTTCGCCGCGGAAGCCGGCGTAGGATAGCTTCATGTCACGCCTCGATCTTCACGGCGTCGATAAATAGATCATCCAGCTCGGCGTCGGTCAGTCCCAGCCGGCTGGCGAGCTGGGCAACGGTCGGGCTGTTGCGCCGCACCTCGGTGGCGGCCCGCCAGGCAATCACTATCTCCGGGTCGGTCGCCGGGTCCTGCATGATCATATCGACCTGGCCGAGCAGCCCGGCGCGGTGAAGCTGCATCTCGGCCTGCATCCGGCTCACTCTCTCCGGCACTTCAATCTCTTGCGGCGGGATCTCTGGATAGCCGCTGAACTCGGCCAGAACGTTACCCTCGGCAAGCCACGCCTCGACATCGGCATACAGCTCGTTGGCGACGGGCACGATAGCCCCGGCTTTCAGGCGGCCGTAGTCGGCAAGGCAGACAACGCGGCCGGCGGTTTGATCTTCGCTGAACATGCGACCTCCTGGGTCAATGCTCGGTGCTGCGCGGCCAAGCTGCGCAGCAGGTTGTGGGAATCGGCCCAGCGGGCATGGCCCAGCCAGGCGGCGAGGAAGAAGCGTAGCGCCCCGCGGTCTCGGGCCAGGGTGTATGAGCGGATCTTGCGTTTGGCGCGGCGAACACTGTCGCGGCGCAGCAGCTTGTAGCCGGGGAAGATGCGGTAGCCGAGGAAGTTGACGCCGGCGCTCACCGGGGTGACGGACCACTTGCTGAAGGCCAGGCCCAGCGAATAGCGACAGAACATCTCCAGCCAGCCGCGCAGCTCATGCAGGAAGCCGCGAGAGCGTCCCAGTATCACGATGTCATCCATGTAGCGGGTGAAGCTCGAGATGCCCATGGTCTGGGCGAGAAAACGGTCCACCTCGGTGCCGTAGACATTGGCCCATAGCTGGCTGGTCAGGTTGCCGATCGGCAGCCCCTTGCCAGTGCGCGGCGTGAACTGCTCGATCAGCCAGGCGGTGTGTCGGCAGCTGATCTTGGCGTCGATGCGCCGCCAAAGCGTGGCGCGATCCACACTGTAGAAATACTTGGAGAAGTCAGTCTTCAGGGCGTAGACGGTGCCGCCGTCGCGGCCCATGCGACGCATCATCGCCTGGGTACGGATGGCGCCGCTGTGCATTCCCTTCCCTTTTCGGCAGGCGTAGGCCTGAGGCATCATGCCGGCCTCGAAGATCGGGCCTATGACGTTGCACAGCGCATGCTGGACGATGCGATCCGGGAAAGGTGCGGCGGTGATCGGTCGCGGCTTGGGCTCGTAGACCCAGAACGTCCGTGGCGCCCGGGGCGATAGGTCTGGTTGAGAAT